CGCAGCCACAAGGCCAATAATAGCAGTAGAAACAATAGTGCTCGGTTCTGGGATGTATTGATCCACAAAAGGAACGTCTTCATATAGAGTGATGCACTCAATCTCATCATCTCCTCTTTTATGCCCAATGACACGTTCTAAGCGTTTTTCGTTACGAAAATCTCCAACTCTTTGATCTTTGGAACTTGGACAAGGTGGTATTACTATTTCTTCTTCTTTAACTTCTGATATCTCTGTAGCTTGCTTACCTGTTGACGAATCTGCTTGGTTATCAACAGGTGCTTGCTCTGTAATGATGATATTTTGAGGTGTGTAATCAAGAGGAACAAAACCAGGAAACGGAAAATCGCACGTTGTAAATACACCATTTGGATCTTCCAATAATAAATTACGATTACCAGTATTTTTTATATCACGATGCTGATAAGTACAACCAGGAACATCTATCTCAGGTGCTTCAGTTACAGTAATATAATGATGACTATAAGGTTCTGGAACGTCAGGAATATATATCTCAACAATACCTACATCAGGTATTTCAATCGTAGGCATCTCTTTTCTTTAAAATCTCCACCTCTGAAAAGCATTTAGAACAGGACAAATTAGTTATTACTGAAAACTCAGGATAACCATTCATACCTTCTTCAATATCAATGTCACCACCGATTATTAACTCGTTATCGCACCAATAACATTTCATTTGATTATTGGCATTGATGGACCTGTCATTTTAGGTAAACCATTATCTAATATTTTTGGCATCATTCCTTGTACATTGCCAAGAATCTCATTCATAACTTTTGATTTAAACTGCTCTGAAGTTACATACTTGTAACCAAAGTACGCTCCACCACTCATTGAAGCTACCATTACAAATGAAATGATACTCAAAACATTAGCAATTTTTTGAAACATGATAAAATTTGCCCTACTTAAAGCTATGTCTGTTATGAGCATAGCTACATTACTTTTAATTATAGGTCTATCTCCTTTATACGTCACTCTAGGTCTTATAAACCGTCAGATGATAAGTAAACCTAACGAGTAGAATTAGCTCTGCTTGATCTAGTTTTACACGCTCCAGAACAATAAATCCTGCGTTGTTCCATTGTATTAAAACTTGTACCACAAACAGGACACTCTCTTACGAGTATCCCCTCTACTTTTTTTGGTTTTTTACCCCTAAATCTATAGTTCCTGTTTTTTCTTCTTTTTTATTTATTTCTTGCAATAACAGTTGATATGCTTGCACGGCGCCTTCTAAACGTAGGATATACTGTCTTTGATTAATTATTTCTTGTTGCCATTCAAGGATCTGTTTTTCAATAGTTTCTTTCATCAATACAATGTTTTACCTAGTGTAACCGCAGCATCTTGTTCTGTGAAGTCTTCAGTTGTCCAAATGCTAGTCGTACCATCTTCCTTTGTATAAGCCTTAATAATTTCGAGATGTTCTACATTTCGTTTGACTCTTTCTTTTTCTTCAGTCGTTAAAGATTCTAAAGCTGCCAATCTATTTATAACAGTCACGCTATCTCCAGCATTAGTAAAGATTGTTGTAATTTCTTCTGTGGTACGTTCAGCCATAATTAAACAATAGTAAGGGTATCACCAGAACTTACAGTGACGGTGACGCTTGAATTTATAGTTATAGGACCTGCTGCCATTGCATTTGATCCACTTAAAGTATAGTCAGCAGCAACAGTTTTTGCATTTTCATAAAAAGCAGCACCATTAGTTACAGCAGAAGCACTTATAGAAAAACTTAAAGCTGGTATTCTAAACTTGGTAATATTAGTATCGCCCAAAGTGATTTCATTATCTACGTCTGCTGCACTAGCCGATGCATCAGAACCAATAAGGATGTTATTATCACCAGTGGTTAAATCATTTGTCCCTGAGGCTCCAGCTTTATAACCTAAAAGAACATTTTTTGCCCCTGTAGTAACTTTTGTACCAGAACCCCTAGCAGCAAAAAGATTTTGATTTCCAGAAGTGACATCATCCGCAGAATCATATCCTATAAAAGTATTATCATTTCCAGTAGTATTAGCCCCAATCCCATATCCAATAAACACTGACCGATCAGTACTATTACTAGAACCTCCATTTGAATATCCTACAAAGGTATTTTGACCCCCTGTGGTATCAGTACCAGAACCTATCATTACGTTAAAATTATTATCTGTCATGCTGTCTCCAGCCCTGCGACCAATGCAAACATTGTTACCACCAGTGTCAATAAGCTTGCCAGCATCATCACCAATAGCAGTATTGAATCTGCCTGTAGTCAAAGCAGCTAAAGCATTGCTTCCCACCGCAGTATTAAAATCTGAGGTTGTTATAGCCGTGCCAGCATTAAATCCTATTAAAGTATTGTTAGTCGCATTTGTTCCATCAAAACTATCTCCAGCATTGGTTCCTCCTACTGTATTTTCTTGGGCATCTGAAGTAAGTCCACCACCTCCACCGATCTCTTTTACAGTTCCACCATCATTAACAAATAATTTTTGTGCAGAAGTATCTAAAGCAACTTCACCGCTTGTTATATCACTTGTTGTAGGTGTGCTAGTACCTCGTTTTAGCTTGATGACATTAGCCATTGGCCTTTACCTCCTATGGTCTAAAATGTTCCGCCATCTACATCAAAACCAGATGTAGAACCATCCTCCAAAAATGTAACCAGGTCAGACAACGCAACTTGTTTCATCGTTCCATTATCATTACAAACAAATCTATCTGCTGTGGCAAGAGTTGTTGATGTTGCAGATGTATTACCGTCCATAATGTTCAACTCAGTTGTTGTAACTGTAGCTCCATCAAGTATTCCAACTTCTGTTCCTGTTAAATCAGCCAAGGCATCTGCTGTACCACTAGCCATTGTTGCTAGTTCTGTAAGCTGTGCATCTGAGGCTTGCTTTGCATCTAATTGTGTCTGGATCGCAGAAGTAACACCATCTACATAATTTAGTTCAGTTGTTGTTAAAGTTGCTCCATCTAATATTGCAACTTCAGTTGATGTAAGAAGTGCTAATGCAGCAGCAGCACCAGTTTGACAACCTGATAATGCAGTTAAGTCAGCATCCGCAGCCTGTTTAGCATCTAATTGAGTTTGGATATTACTCGTAACTCCGTCAGTATGATTTAGTTCGGCAGTAGTGGCTGTCACGCCATCCATTATGTTTAATTCTGAAGTCGTTGCTGTGACTCCATCCATTATGTTTAACTCAGAGGTGGTGGCAGTAACACCATCCATAATGTTTAATTCAGATGCAGTTGCGGTAACTCCATCTAAAATATTTAATTCATTTGTTGTTGCAGTTACACCGTCTAATAAATTTAATTCTGCCGTTGTGACAGTTGCACCATCAAGAATCTGTAGTTCTGTTGAAGTTATTGCAGCTAGAGCAGAAGAAGCACCTGATTGCATACCTGATAAATTATCTAAATCAGCATCATATGCTTGAACATTAGAACCGATTGCTAATCCAAGAGAAGCTCTTGCAGTTGAGCCACTTTCAAGTACAAAGTTGGAACCATCTCCAACAATAAAATTACCATCAGAAGGAGTAAGACCAGCAATATCAGATAACTGAGCATCAAAAGCCTGTACGTTTGTTCCGATTGCTAATCCTAATGCTGTTCTTGCTGCACTTGCACTTGTAGCACCCGTTCCACCATCGCTAACTGCAAGAGTTCCTGTGATAGAACTAGCAGAAAGATCAACAGCCATTTCTGTTGATTCAATTACTATTCCACCATTGGATTTAAGGTCAACACTAAACTCGTTACCAGACTTATCTAAACCATCACCAGCAGTTATATTTCCACCGCCACTGAATTGTGTATAAGATAAATTATTAGTGCCGACAACAGCAGATCCTTTGTCAGAACTACAAACAAAACCCTGATCGGCATTTGTAGATCCTTGTTCAACAAAGGTGAACATTCCAGCAGCATCGACACCAGCAGCTAAATCATCTGTTCTTACCCATGTACTTGCCTTACAAAGATACAGTCCGTTCTGACTTGCTGTACTTTGGTTTTTAACTAAAACTCTTTCATCAGCAGAAACAGCAACACCATCAATAGTTTGCGTTCCAGAAAGTGTAATATTTGCAGTAGTAGCAACCTTAACACTGTCTTTAATATCTAATCCCTGGCTGACACCATCTACATATCCCTTAGTCGCAAAATGAGCATCGGCTGTAGGCGTAACTCCTGTTACTGGATTGGTTGCAGCAGCTAATTCGTCTACTCTATTTGTTTGTACACCTGCATCAAAGTCAGATATTTTTGTATGTGCAATAGAAGGGATATCAGCAGCAACTAAGGCTCTGAATGTAGGTGCAGCAGCACTTCCAGAAGCGGCACCAGCTAAAACATGATTAGTTGTTCTTGTTGTTGTCTTATCAAAAAACGCTCCAGAACCACCAACAGTAATAATTGAACTTGCAGAAGGTGGAGTTGATCCATTATCACCAAAACCATAATATAATTTCAGATCGTTTTCGTTAAAGGCTAATTCTGAAGGAGATAAACTAGAAGGAGCACCAGCCGATCCACTCGCTGCTCTCTTTTTAATTCTTATAGTGTTAGACATGGCCTAAAAGTTTCCTCCATTAACGAGTGTTAGTTTGGTAGTAGTATCATCTACTTTTAATGTACCACTAGATGCGTGATAGTACACCAAAGAATTATCAACTGCACTAGATGTATCTATAGCGGTTGAAGCTCCTTGGGGTCCTTGAGTTGCCACCGTAACAACCCTTGTCTCACCGTTAACAGTAACGGTATTTTTAGTGGTTGTAATGTTGACTTGACTCATGTGGTTGTGTAGCCCTCACTCATAAATATCTTACCCTCTAAATAATATTCTTTGAGACCCGATCCATCAACTAATAACACATCGTAAGCTAATATTTCTGGAGTGAATGTAGCTGTTTGGGTGTCTGTTAACGCTATAGAAAAAGATCCTGCTGATCTATCTGTATAAGTAACAGCCCAATCTGCATATTTTGTGGAACGTGATTCATCCCAAACCTGTGCTGCTACTGTATATCCTGTTAAATTTATTGCCGTTCCAGAGTTATCCTTCAGCACAATAGGAACACTGTGATCTGACCTTCTTTGAACGGTCATGTTATATGTTCCAGGTGCTATTGCCATTAGCTATATGGTGATGTTCCTAGTATATCAGTTTTCCATTGTGCTTTTAGTGCATCAGCATCACTAGCAGCAGCTATATCAGAATCAGCAGGAGCATCTCTGAGTGCCTGTTTTTTAGCAACAATATCAGTTGTACTTGCACCTGTTTCTAGTGCCTTTTGAAATTCAATATCAAGTTCTGCAAGTTTTGGTTCTCTAGCAGCACGAATGTTGGTTTTGTGAATTTCTCTGGCTTTAGCCATATCAACGCCAAATCCCATGTTTTACTCCGTATAAGTCCAAGCGTTTCTGAAACTCCTGTCTGTAGGAATTGCAGACTTATCAACAGTATAAACTGTCTTACCACTAGGGCAATCTTTATCTTTAATTTGATCTAATGTTAAATCTGTGTTATCTGCTGGAATGACAATAGAAATACCGCCTTCATCATTCTCATAGATAAATCTTTTGTCTGAATTAGCCATAAGTTTTTTCTTTTAGTATATCAAAGAATTATTGATCGCCAAAAACAGCACCAAAGTTCATATGGCAATCTTGTAAAGATCCAGTAGTAAAACCAGCACAAAATCTATAACTGCTAGTTGCCAAGTCCTGTGCACCCATATCCCTAACATTTTCTGGGGATTGATCGTCTTGAATATGACCAGTGGTTAAAGCACAATAATTAGTGTTAGACATTGCATTTGTAAATGTAACTGTATAATTACCAACACCATTGTCAGTTAAAGAACTTACATTAAAAGAATCTCTAATAGAAACAGTGCCTACTCCATCAAAATTTATCCACGATTTTGCTCTACCCACGGCAATCTCCTCTGGAGTTGAACTGTGAGCAGCAGAGGTGTTTTGGATTGTGTTGACTTTAAGTGTTGACATAATTAATCTCCAAAAACAGCAACAACATTAAGTTCACAATCAAATTTATACGGACTAGCCCCATGAAACTGAGATACAACCTTAAATGTTGTTGTTGTGAAAGTATTAAAAGCCCCTAAAACCCTAAAGCCATCTGTAGCTGATGATCCTGCTGTACCTGCTATAGCGTAATTTGCATTACCCATAGCATTAGTCATGGTCACAGTTGTAGTACCAGTAGCTTCATCAGTGATACTACTTACATTAAAACTGTCTCTTATTGCTATTGTTCCAGTGCCATTCCAATTACACCATGCTTTAGCAAGCTGTCCTTTTTCTGTTCCACTCGTATTTTGAAATACTGGTGCAGCAGATGAAATGCTTTTAATTGTGCCGACTGCTAATGTACTCATAATTAACTAGGTTTTGGGTTGTCTGTTTTAACCTTTTCACAGGCTGCGTAATATGCTGTAAGTTTACTAGAATCTCCCTTACTATTCCAGTACATAGCATCTGCAAAGTCACCTAAAGATGGGTAAAGAGGCTTTCTAACAGATTGATAAGCTATAGCTGCTGCTTCAGCATTTAATGTGGTTCGTGCAGCATCTATCAGAGATTGATCTAAATCAATTTTAGAGCCATCTGCTTTAAAAGCACCTGTACTATCATCAATAGTTACAGCATCAGGATATGCCTTTCTTATCGCTGTGTGATCTAAACTCATGCTGACACCTCCATTACTGTGAATGTTGAAATATAACGTGCAAATTTTGTACTTGCTAAAACTGGACTAGATTCATCATCAGATGCTCTATTAACAAATACATTTTGTGTGCCAGTAGAGTTAGTTGATACTCTAATACTATATGTTATTGCTGAAGTACCTCCAGCAGTATCTAAATACATACCCTGTTGGCCTGTTGAACCATTGAAAATACTAAGACTAGCACCATAAGTCACTCTAGCTACACCACTAACACTACTTGCGTCACCAATAGCATCAGATATTAAAGAACCATCTTTATAAAGATACATAAATCCAGCAAAAGCACTTAAAGTAACAGTTGGAATTAATAATATTTTATTAGTCGCACTTGTAGGGGTGATAGTTACACTAAGACCCGTTATATCGCCCGAAACAACCCCTTCAGCTAAACTTGTAGAAAAAACATCTTTTTTTACTGTTTGTTTTATTTGAGTTATTCCACCGCCACCACCTGTCGGTACACCTGCTACCGGAATTATGCTGTTGACTTTGATTTGGCTCATAAATCTATTATATACACTTTTATACTACAGTCCATGTCTCACCAGAACCAACTGTAACTGTAACTCCGCTTTGAATTTCTATAGGCCCAAAACTACCAGCATTTTTACCATTTGTGATTGTGTAATTTTGTGTCACAGTTTGATCGTTTTCCCAGAATATTTCATCTGAACCACCACCAACTGCTCCACCTCCAGCAGCAGCCCAACTTAACGTACCAGAAGCATCAGATACAAGAGCATAGCCAGCGACAGCAGCATCAGCAGAAGGTAATGTCCAAGTAAGACTAGAAGAAACTGTAGCTGGTGCTTGAAATCCTACATAATGGCTACTATCAGCATCAGCAAAACGTAAATCATTCTGTGCTTGGAGCGTTAAGCCATTAGCATCAAATATCATCTGTTCTGTTCCACTAGAAGAAAATCCCATCACATTGGCAGATTTTCTAAATAATCCTAAATCTGTATCCGAATCAAAAGATAAAGCAGGAGTAGAAGCACTTGAAGAATCATCTATTAGTAACGGACCTGTCATCGTACCGCCAGCTTTAGATAATAAACCTAGATTAGCTTGGTCTATATTTCCTATTTCTGTAAAACCACCATTACTTGAGTTTCTTATTTTTAAAATTTTTGAAGTGGTATTTAAAAACGGCATACCAGCTACACATTGACTTGAAGCTAAGTCAGATGACTTTGAATTACTTGATTGGATCGCAGCAAAAACAGAGTTTAAATCTGTTCTTACGTTAGCTCCTGAAGCATTTTCAATAGTGTAGTTTGTTACGTCAGCCACAATTAAATACTATTTTCCTCCATGTTACCCTCCTTTGCCGAAACCAACAGCACTATAGGTAAAGTTCCTATCAATACTAGCATTACTTGAGTTTTTAAAATGAACTGTAAAGCCAGTTCCAGATATACTACTTAATTCAAAATAATCACCTGTAGCCATATTCTGTGGAGAAATATTAACAGATGGTAAAAAACTATTTAAGTTACCTAATCCAGACGTTCCAACAAAAAATGGTGCTGTAAATGTAACTGCTTTTGCTCCTGCTCCAGATGCTATAACAGAAGATTGTTCAGTTCTTGAAGGCATTGTTGCTGTGTACCCTGCTTGCTGAAGATTCATATTCTGTGCTGTATCTGCTGTATCTAAAGTAATTCTAAATTGAAATCCTCTCCCTTTAAATGTTCCGTTAGCAAAATCGTTAAATGATGTATATGTAGGAGAACTAGAAGGATTATCGGTTGTGGTTCGTACAGCAATTTTTGCGTTAGCATCATTAGCAACAGTTCCATCAAAATCTGTCCAAGTATCTATGTTATCTGTTCTATTATCAAACTGATCTCCTGTATAAAAACCAACTCCCTGAAAATGTCTTTTTAAGACAAGTGAGAATGTACCACCAAGATCAAGAGTGTCTACAAAATCATAAGTACCACTAGCATTTGCTGTTGGATCTATAAGTTTTAATCCTCCAAGAGATGAATCATACACAACATTAGATTTTGTACCATTGTAGGGTGTTCCATCAGTATCTTCTCTGTCAGTTTTTACAGTAATAGAATCTAAAATATCAACAAGAGAAAGATTTACACTAGCTGCTGTCGAACTAAACCTACCACCATCATCTTGAAATTTAAGAAGATATGTTCCAGCCAAAGCAGGAGCTATGACTTCTGTTGCATTACCAGCTACAGCCTCAATAACATCTTGTGCAGATTGAAATGTAGCAGCACCTCCTGTTTGATTTGTATGTCTCACATAAACACGACCACCATGTAAAACATCTATAGCAGTTGCCTGTGTAAATCTTAATCTTACAAACTGTTCATTAATAGGTTCAATAGTAAGTCCAGAAACATCTTCTGGTAATGCGGTTTTACCTTGAGCAGTAAATGTTGTTTCAGTAAAATTAGACGATAAAACTAATGCTGCGTTGTATGAGAATACTTGAATTGTATATGTTCCTTTAACAGTATCTAGAATCTCAAAATCGCTACTGAACACAACTTGAGAAGCATAGTTGCCGTTTTGTAATTTGTAATTAACTAAATACTGAGTTACACCCTGAACTGGTTGCCAATCAACAATTAATTTACTTCTAGCAATATTATTTATAACCACTGTTTGCTCTGTAACTGTTAAGTTACTAGGAGGAGAAGCAGGAGCATTTAATACTGATATAGTTCTTGTAGGTAAAGCAGTTCCATCTTCAATAAATGCATATTTATCTTCGACATAAGATAAAGCTGAAATTGTGTAATTTATATCATCTTCTTCTGCAACTTGAATTACTCTAAATAATTGAGTTTTTAATGTTGTACTAGATATTAAATAAGGAGAATTTGCGAGGGGTGCTGATGAAAAAGTAGATTGTGTAACTTTTTCACCTTGATCGTTTATCTTATCGACACTATTTACAGTAATAACTGCTCCTGTAATATCTGATATAGTTCCAACCTCTACTGTTCCATCAGATAAAATTACACTTATTGTTGGGTTGTCATTCAAAGCTGGCAAACTTGTTTGTGCCTCTGCGTCAATAGTAATAGTTGTGGTTGTTGCAGCTACTACACGACCACCTCTTCTAGCTCCTGCTCTTACTGGATCGTTTATCTCAATAACAGAACCAGGTCTTACGGCAATTCCTGCATCTATTGAAGTTGAAAATGTAACTGTCTCACTTTCATTTTGTTCAGCAAAAAGTATTGCACGACCCAATCTTGCAGCCTGATTACGAGAAGTACAGGCAAATGCTTTTACTTGTTTTACTATTGTTCCAAGTTTTGATATAGCTGTTGCATCTTCTACTACTTCAAAGTCTACTTCCTTTGAATCCATGTTGAAGTAACTGACAGAAACAA